ATGACCCCCGACGACTGCAAACTCGCGCAGATGTTCAAGGATTGACCAACAACCCCGTCACGGATGACACATGCTCAACCAAGCACTGCTGGCCGGGTCTGAACTTGAAGCGGAAATCGAACTCGAAACCGGGATGCTCGAACGCGGTATCAAACGATACCGCGACCTCGCCGCCCAGGCGGTCAAACGCGGGGACGGGGCATCGCTCAAGCCCGCCGAGCGATTGATGGTTCACTGGTTCAAGGTGTACGAGCAGGCGATCCGCATCGAGCAGCGGGAGGTTGCCGCCGGCAAGCCCGGCAAGGGACGAGCCACCTACGGTCGGGGTATCCTGCTCCTGCCGAGCGACCGTATCGCCCTGATCGCTATGCACACGCTCCTGTCGCACACGATGGCGAACCCACGCGGGGCGTGGCTTACCACCGTGGCGGTGGAGATCGGCAAGGCGGTCAATGCCCAGGTCAACATCGTTCCGGTTCGGAAGAACAAGGACGCATGGAAGAAACTGATCCGCACCGACCGGCGCAAGTTTCGCCCCAAGCATATCAACCGCATCGCTAACCAGTTTGAGAAGGGCGCTCGCTGGCCCCTCAAGGAACAGTTGCAACTCGGCGTCGCACTGATTGATATTCTCGGCTCGTTCGCAACGTGCCAGGACTGGACGAAGAAGATCGTGCCCGCGTTTGAACTCAAGACCGAGTGGGAAAATCCCACCCGGTCCCGCAAGATCATCCGGCTGACCGAGCCGGCCCGCAAGCTGATCGACGATGGGCACACCCTGCGTCAGCACCTCTACCCACGATACCAACCGATGCTCGTCGAGCCGCTGCCCTGGACGGAGTTCGGGCGCGGCGGCTACATGAAGCTCCGCACCACGCTCGTCAAGCGTCCCACCAAGCGGATCGCGCAGGCGCTTGAAGGTGCTGAACTCGACAAGGTGTACGAGGCGGTCAACGCAATGGGCGCGACGGCGTGGGCGGTGAACACCGACATCCTGACCGCCGTGAAGAACGTCTGGTCCGATGGCGGCGGTGAACTCGGTATGCCCCGCGCCGACGACCTGCCGCTCCCGCCGCCGATCGCGGGCAACATCAACAAGGAGGACCGGGATAAGTGGAAGAAGGAGGCGGCAAAGATTCACCGGGCCAACGCCATCGAGGCGTCGAACCGCATGTCGTTCATGTTCACGCTCAAGGTCGCGGAGGACTTCTCGGCGGTGGATCGGTGGTATCAGCCCCACCAGATCGACTTCCGTGGCCGGGCTTACCCGATCAACCTCTACCTCACGCACCAGGGCGACGATGTGTGTCGCGGCATGATGCGGTTCGCGGACGCCAAGCCGCTCGGCAAGCGGGGCCTGTACTGGCTCAAGGTCCACATTGCCAACTCGTGGGGCATCGACAAGGTGCCGTTCGATCAGCGGGTGGAGTGGACCGACAGCTTTGTGGCGGAGGACCGGCCCGACCGCTGGCGCGAGGCTGAAAAGCCGTGGCAGTTCCTCGCCGCCTACGACGACCTCGTGAAAGCGATCCAGTCGGGCGATCCCGAGTCCTACGCCAGCGCCATCCCGATCCAGAAGGATGGATCGTGTAACGGTCTGCAACACTACGCCGCGCTGGGCCGCGACCCGTCCGGCGCGGCGGCGGTGAACCTGATCCCCGGCAACTCGCCGGCGGATGTGTACTCGGCGGTGTGCGCCCGCGTGGTCGAGCGTGTCGCTCGGGACGCCGCCAACGGTGTCGGTGCGGCGGTGGCGCTGGATGGGGTCATCACCCGCAAGGTGGTCAAGCAACCCGTGATGACCACGGTGTACGGCGTCACCAAGGTTGGAGCACGCAAGCAGGTGCGGGACCAGTTGAGCGAACTGACGCAGCTTGAATCCAAGGCGATGTACGCCTGCTCGATGTACCTGGCGAACACGGTCATGGACGAGATGGGGCATGTCTGCGTGTCGGCCAAGCAGATCATGGCGTGGATGACCGAGTGCGCCCGTCTGATCTCGGGCGACAATCGGTGCGTGGCGTGGCAGACCCCGCTCGGCCTGCCGTGCATCCAACCCTACTTCCACGAGGGGATTCGCCGGGTGGCGACGGTGCTGGCCGACCTGAGCATCCCCGCCGAGCGGGAGCTGAAGGTCAAGTACCGCCGCCAGGTCAACGGGTTCGCCCCGAACTTCATCCACTCCATCGACGCGACACACCTGATGATGACCGCAACCGAGATGCGGAAACTCGGCCTGTCGTTCGCTGGCGTTCACGACTCCTACTGGACTCACGCCGCCGACGTGGACGCGATGGACCGCGTGATCCGCGAGCAGTTCGTCGCCCTGCACTCGATGCCGCTGATCGACAACCTGATGGAGTACATGCGGACGTGGAACCCGGACTTGAAACTGCCCGACCCGCCCAAGGCCGGGACGCTCGATATTCGCTGCGTGCTCGACTCGCCCTACTTCTTTAGTTGATGAGATCAAAAGCTCTTGCACTCCTTAGATAGCCAAACGGTTTTCCGCGCGACCGTGGCGTTCGGGACCAACCCGTGGTTCTCGCCACGACTCGAACTCGTCGCCATCGGTGCGGCGATCAAGCTGCTCACGCTTTCGAGCGTGACGCACTGTGCGATCCTGCACGACGGCGTGGCGCTGGAGCCTGGCTACATCGAGGACCGGCGATACGACGCCAGCGCGTATCTCGCCCACTACCCTCGCCTGCTGTCGCTCGTCCACGTCCCGCTGCCGCACCCGATCGACTTGCGGGCGGTGCGGTTGCACGGCAAGAAGCCGTGCTGGCCGACGTTCCGGCGCTGGTTGTTGCGTGGCCGTGGGTTGTCTTATGACTGTGTGAGCGTGGTTGCGATGCAACTCCGCATCGGCGGCGTGAACGTGCCGGGGTGGATCGCCTCGCCGGCGGCGCTGCGACGGTGGCTCATCAAGGAAGGATACGCCCATGCGCAAGGACCGGGTTCAGGCCGATCTTGGCGAGTTGCCGCTCGATACTGGCTCGCTCATTGAACTGCTCGACCGCGTGTTCCCTCCCGGTGTCAGCATCTCCGACATCGTGACAGAGGAGGACCGCATCCGATTTGCCGCCCGACTCGGGCAACGTGAACTCATCGACATCCTCAAAGACCGCTGGAACAGGAAGAAAACCTGATGTGCTTTGGTGGCCCCGACATCCCCGAAATCAAGCCGCCCGCCCCGCCCCCCAAGGATGACTTGGTGGATCAGGCGGCGCTGGCCGCGAAACGGCGATCCCTGAACGCGAATCGCATGGGGCGGTCGAGTCTGCGGATTGACCGCAACCCCGGCGTTAGCACCGGCGGCAATGGAGGACTCTCGATCCCGTGAAAAAAGGCACCATCGCCGCACGCTACGACAAAGCGGATGGCGACCGGATGGCCCTGCTGGATCGGATTCGCTCCTACGCCCTGCTCACCATCCCCTCTGTCCTGCCCCCGGTTGGGCAGAAAATCACCGACGAAACCGGCCTGTCGTGGCAGAACGTCGGAAGCGACGGGGTATCGAACCTTGTTGGCCGGTTGCTCATGTCGCTGTTCGCGCCGGGCATGGCGTGGTTCCGGTACGCCATCTCGCCCAAGATCGAGTTCAACCCCGCCGTTCCGCCCGATAAGATTCTGGCGTTCCGGGGCTACCTCTACGCCCGCGAACTCATCATCCAGTCGATGCTCGACCGCACCAACTACCGCACGGCGATGACGCCGGTGCTCGAACAGGTGCTCGTCGCGGGCAACGGCCTGTTCCAGATCCAGGACGACTTCTCGTTCAAGGCGTTCCGGTTCGACCATTGGGTGGGGCGACGCGACTCGTCCCGCAGGCTGATGTGGGTCGTGACCAAGGAATGTGTGGACCGCAACGAACTATCCGAGGACGTGATCGCCAGGGCGAACCTCGACCCGGCCAAGCCCGGATCGTATGAGGACGACCTTGACCTCTACACGCTCTGCGAGCGGACTCGTGATGGCAAGTACCGCATCACACAGGAACTCAACGGGGCCGTCGTCGCCGAGTCCACCGAGCCGGTGTCACCGTTCATTTGGTGTGGGTATCAGGAGAACCCCGGCGAGCACTACTCGCGCGGGTTCGTGGAACTCAAGTCCGCAGACCTACGATCGCTCAACGGACTCACCCGCGCCATCGTCGAGAAGTCGATCAGCATGGCAAAGACGATCCCGGTGTTCGACCCGTCCAAGGGCTACGCCGCCGAGGACTTTGCCAAGCCGAACATGACCGTCATCGCCGGTCGCGTCACGGGCAACATGCCCGATGGCATCGGGTTCGTGCAGACGAACCAGGCCGGCGATATGGGCGTGACCGGGCAGGTCGCGGGCGTCATCGAGAAGCGGCTGGGCCGGTCGATGCTGCTCGAAGCAACCTCGCAACCCACCGGCGAACGTGTAACCGCCACACAGATCATGCGGATCGCGCAGGAGATCGAGGGTGCCATCGGGTCGTCGTACTCGATGATCGCCAGCGAGCTACAGCAACCGCTGCTCGAACGCATCGCGTACATGCTCGAACACAAGGGGTACATGATCCCGATGCCGGTTGAACTCAAAGAAGCGTCGGCGTTCAAGGTGCTCACCGGCCTCGAAGCGCTCGCCCGCAAGACCGAACTCGACGGGCTCATCACCGCCCTGCAAACGCTGGCGCTGGTGCCCGGAGCCGCCGAGCGGCTGAACTCGCAAGAACTGATGAACCGCGTCATGCAGGCGTACAACATCAACCCCGTCAACCTCATCAAGAGCGACGAGCAGTTGAAGGCCGAGCAGGCGCAGATGATGCAGCAGCAACTCGGGGCCGCCGCCGCACAGCAACTCATCCAATCCAGCGGCAAGATCGCCGAACAGCAGGCGATGCCCGCCGCAGCCTAACCCAAGGGACGCACCATGACGGACATCAAACGGGTCAAGCAGATTGCCGCCGGAATCACCAACTACCAACCCATCGAAATGAAAACCAGCGATGGCGGCGTGGTCATTGGGTTGAGCACCACCGCCCCGGACGGTCGCGTGTGTGCCGCAAACATTCCGGCGCATGATGATGACTCCGATAGCGATGTCGAGTTCGCAATCACCGCAGCCTGCATGGCTATTGAAAGAAAGCTCGTTCAGTGGGATCACGAATCACGCGGCGAGCCTTACCCGCCCCCGGTTCCGTATCCCTGCCCCAAATGGGGCACTCTGCAAAACCAATGGAAAGTCGCCCGCTAACCCCAATGGAAACGCACCATGTCGCAAGTCTCAACGCCTCCCGCACCGCCCGCCGCACCGCCCAAGGATGACGCGCCCGCCCGCATGGCCGAGATCGGCGAGAAGGGGTTGCCCAAGCCCGACCCCGGCAACCTCAACGACCTCGCCAAGACCATCAAGCAGCGTCCCGCCGACGTGCCCGAGAAGTTTTGGGACGCCGAGAAGGGTGCCGTCCGCACCGACGCCCTCCTCAAGAGCTACACCGAACTCGAAAAGGCCCGCGCCGGCAAACCGCCCGCCCCGACCGATCCCGCCAAGTCGGGCCTGACCGTCACGCCCGACGCGCCACCGCCCGCCGGTACGCTGCCAGACGATGCCACGCCCGCCCAGGTGCTCGAATACGCCGGCGTCAAGCAGGACGAGGCCAAGGCCGCGTACCTGCAAACCGGCAAGCTCACCGACGAGATGTACGCCGCCCTGAAAGCCAAGGGCTACCCCCGCACCGTCGTTGACGCCTACCTGCAGCACGAGGCGCAGCTTGTCGCCGGTGCCCAAAAGGCTGAGCGTGAAGCCGCCGCCAAACTGGTCGGCGGTGAGGAGAAGGTCCAGGCCGTGCTCGAATGGGCCAAGGCTGGACTCTCCGAGCAGGAAATCCAGTGGTACAACCAGCAGACGACCGATCCCAACGCCTCGCTGCGTGCGTTTGAATGGCTCGCCGCCAAGTACGACCGTGCGGCGGGCGGCGATAAGTCGGGCAAGCTCGTGACCGCCCAGCCCGGATCGGGCGGCGGCGCTGGCCCGTACACCACGCAGGCCGAGTACATCCGCGATATGAACGACCCCAAGTTCGCCCCGACCCACAACGGACGGGTGAACCCGCAGTACGACGCCGACTTCCATCGCCGGGTCATGCAACGCATGGCGCTGTCCCCGATGGTGAACGAGCTTCCACGCGGCTGACAAGCCGCCCCCTTTCCCTTGGCCGGCGACGGATTGCTCCCCGTCGTCGGTTTTGTCTGCGCTGAAACTCTGACAGGGCCGGATCGACGAATCGACAACCCCTTAGCTGGGGCCGTTTGGTCGTGACGAGAACCCGTGACCAGAGGCGAAGCACTGCGAACCGGATTGTCCGGGTTCGCGTCACGCCCCTCAAACGGAAACCAAGTCATGGCTAACGCCACACTGAATCATCCTCTGCAATCCCTCGGCAGCGGCGACGCACAGGCGCTCGCCCTCAAGCAGTACGCCGGGATGCTCCTGACCGCCTACGAAACCGCGACCGTGTTCGGTCGCTACGGCCTCAAGCACCAGATCACCAGCGGCAACTCTCACCAGTTCCCGCGCCTCTGGAAAACCTCCGCCAGCGAGCACACCGCCGGCACCGAGATCGTCGGCGTCAACGCCCCGATCACCAAGGAACTGACCATCGCGGTCGATTCCAAGGAACTCGTCTCGGCCAACCACCTGTCGAAGTACGACGACTTCATCGCGCACTACGACACCCGCGCCCAGGTTGCGACCGAGCACGCCCGCGCCATCGCCCGCACGGTGGACGTGCGCCTCGCCCGCCAGATCATCCTCGGCGCTCGCCAGTCGGCCTCCGGCCCCAACAGCGAGTTCCCCGCCGGCAACCTCCTCGACTCGCCCCGCACCGGCCCCATCGCCACGGCTTACCCCGCGACGCTGACCGGCTCCAAGGCGTTCCAGTCGGACATGGAGGAAATCGCGCAGAAGATGGACGAGAAGGACGTGCCCCGCGATGGCCGCGTGGGTTTCATCACGCCCTACATCGACCGCGTTCTGCGTCAGGACGACTCGCTCCTGTCCAACGACTACCAGAGCGTCAACGGCAAGCTCGAACGCCGCCTCATCCGCGTCGCCGGGTTTGAACTCGTGATGACGAACCAGATGCCCAGCACGAACGTCACGACCGAAACCGACTCGCAGTACAACGGCGACTTCTCGACGACCGTTGCCTGCTTCATCGGCGACAACAGCGCGTTCGGCCAGGTGTTCTTCACCGGCATCGAACCCCTGTACGCCGACAAGACCTCCACGCACCGCGCTTGGATGTTCGGCGCTGCGTTCCTGCAAGGCGCGAAGTGGCTCCGCACCGAAGCGTGCGGCGAAATCGCCATCGCCTGATCGTGAACC